TTTTAACTTTTTTTTGCTCTGGCATATGAGTTTTTACTCATATTAGGTGTCAGGGCTGTTGCTATGTAAGGAAGGACTTAAAAAATGGCCGCAACAACTGAAAGCTTTAATGCGATTTTAAAAAGATACACGCCCTTTACTCTCCATATGGAGATGTTAAAACGCCATAATTGGCTAGTAGAGTGGCTCCCAAAGAAGACTGACTGGTATGGTGGCACGATGGAGATACCCTTCGAAGCTGCGCAAGCTGCCAACTTTTCTTGGGGCGCTCTGAGTGCTGCTAACGATTTGGGTGAAGACAAATTCTTAATGGGAACTCTTTCAAACTCTGATTTAAAAGAGTTATGGGGCACATACAAGATACATTCGAAGGATCTTCGTCGTCACAATGGGGACATGAAGCGCTCTTATTTGCAGATTTTGCCCCAGCGTTTAACTCGTTTCACTGAGCTTATGAGCCAAATGGTTTCTATCTCTTTTCTTGGAGACGGGTCAATTGATTCTGCCACCGATGATGGAACCTCAGGCGGTATCATTACTGTGAACTACCCTCACCGCTTTAACATCGGTCAGAAGGTGGTTGTTGATGATGACAACTCATCAAGTGCCAGTGGTTACATTGTGGCTATTGACATCAACACGAAACAACTTCACATCCAGGACGCTCGGTCTAGTGGATCTGATGTTGACTTGTCTGGTTACACTGTAGCTCAAAGCGCCAAGATTTATAACCCCGGTCAAGCTGATATTCCTGTGGCCTTGAAAGACATTTTGCTTTCAAACACTAACGGTGGATCAGCCAACTATTTTGGTTACACGAAGGCAACGTATCCTGCACTTCAGGCCAAAAACATTGATGGGTCTGGCTTTACTCAGGCGACTCTTTTAGATGACCTTTACGATGCTTACTACCAAGTTCTTGATCAAGGTAAAGGCTCTCTTGATAAGACCATGGTTATGCCTCTTAAATATATGCAGTACATCTCAAGTGGCCTTGAGAACAACAAGCGCTATGAAGCTAAGCAAACAAAAGTTGGTTACGGTATGCGTGAAGTTGAGATTTACGGACCAGACGGTATGGCTAAGTTTGTTGCGATTCGTGACATGGACCCAAGCCTTTGTTTTGTGCTCGATAAAAAGGGTATGTGCTTAGCTGGAAACAGCTTTTTTAAGCGTGATGTGGATGCTAACGGAAATGAATTTTATGTGACTCGTGACACCACTGGTAAGGTCAACATCGTTGATACTTGCTTTGAGGGTGCATTGGTTGTTCAGGCTCCAAGTCATCAAGGTGTTATTCACTCTATTCCGAATCCATTAGTTTAATAATTTGGGGGAAGCCCTTTTGAGTGTAGCAGAGAGTATTTTGGTTACGAGATGCTTGCTCGAAGGGGCTTTTTAAAATCAAGGAGAAATTTAAATGTCTTTAACAGATAAGCAAAAAGAAAGATTAAAGAATACGCATCGGGTTTATGAGAGTGAACAGATTGGTGATGCTCTGGCTCGTACTGAGCAGGTTGTAAGTTGTGTTTATGACTTTTCTGATGGTGCTGGCACCGGGGACGTTACTCTTGCAACGACCTATACTTTTCCCGAGGCCATGATTGTTACAAAAGTTATTGCAAGTGAGTTAACGACTCTTACGAGTGGTGGCTCTGCAACCGTTCAGTTGAAAGCGGGAAGTACAGCCTTAACGGATGCTGAAGCTTTTGATACGGGTTTCACGGGCGCTGATGAATTAGCCCTTGCTTCAAGTGCCACGGCCATTGAAGTGGCGGCTGATGATACTTTGCAAGTGGCTATTGCCACTGCGGCTCTCACAGCCGGTAAGGTTCGTTTTTACGTTTACGCAATCCCAAAAAGGGATATGTAAGCTATGAAGGTTAAGTCTCAGCTCATTGACGCACAATTAGAAGCTCGCAATTCAGACCCCACTAAACGTGGGGAGATTGTTTATCATACTGGAGATGATGAGGTTAAGGTTGGAGATGGGTCTGGGACTAAGGACCTTGTAACAAAGGATGATTCCCAAACATTAACGAATAAAACGCTCACCGCTCCTGTGCTTAATGGCTCTCTGACCGGCTCAGGGGTTTTGGATGAGGACAACATGGCCTCAGACTCTGATACTGCGGTTCCCACTCAACAAAGTGTTAAGGCTTATGTTGATGCGCAAGTGGCAACGCACGATGAGGCTGATGAGATTCCTTATGATAATGCAACAAGTGGTTTATCGGCCACTGATGTGCAAGCTGCCATAGATGAGGTTGATGGAGATCTTGACACTCATATTGCCGCGAGTGCCGCTCACGGTGTTTCAGGCTCAGTGGTGGGGACTACGGACACCCAAGACCTCTCAAACAAAACTTTCACTGATTCGGTGACTCTTGAAGAGCAGGGAAGCACCCCAAGCACCCCGGCAAGTGGTGATAAAAAGCTTTACGCTAAAAATGATGGCAAGCTTTACACCCTTGATTCAAGTGGCAACGAGATTCTTGTTGGCAGTGGTGCCGGAGGGGGTTCGAAAAACTATATTGATAGTGATTCAGCCCAAATGGAGACGGGTGTCGGCTCATGGGGCACTGATGATGGCGCAGGGAGTGCTTCGGGTGTTATAACGCTTACGCAAAACACTACGACTCCACTCAGTGGTGACGGTGATTTATCTTTTGCTAAGAGTGCGGCAGATGGTGATGGGCACTATGCCGAGCTTACAACCCAAACGATTGACCGCAGTGATCGCGGTAAGATCTTATTTTTCAGTTGTAACTTTGATGCAAGTGACTCGAATTATGCCTCGAACCTTGAGTTTGAGTTTTACGACAACACCAATAGTGCTGTGCTGTATGCTGGCTCAAGTGATGATTTAGCGGTCACAAAGACTCAGGGCAAGTTCACTGCCCCTGTTTACCTTGAAGACACGACAGCAGAGATTGAGGTTCGCATCAAGATTAATGACACCGATGCGACTGCTTACACTGTTTACTTTGATGACTTCAAGTTCGGTCCTGCGGCTCAGGTGCAGACGGTATATAGGAAGTCTCAGACTATTGACTTGACTGGCAGTGGGGACTTTACAGGCGGTGAGATTCAGGTTGAGCGTGTTGGGAATATTGTCACGGCAACGGTTCGAGATTCAACCTTTTCCGCATCTTCTAGTGTTTCTTCTGCGATAGGACTTTTGCCTGAATGGGCAAGGCCAAGTGCATCTCTAGACACACCGACAAATGTATTTTTTCAAGATGCTACTAGAGTTTACAAGATTCAATTTGATAACGATGGCTCGGTTAAGGGCTCTTTTAATGACTGGGCTGGTAGCCCGAGTGCCACAACAGCTATCAATTTTGCTACAATATCCTACACAGTCCCCGACACGACAGGCCCGACACTGACCGAGAACGAGCTAAGTCTTCAGACTGTGCGGGTGAGTGGGGCTGGTAATGGTGGCACTTCAATTACAGCGGGTACGACTGACATTGATTTCACTGAAGTTACGGACACCCATGGCGCTTGGGATGGCACGGGCTTTACAGCTCCTAAGTCTGATGTTTATAGATTTACTGGTTTTATCGCATTAACCACCGCTAACCCTGGGGCATATCGGGCGTATATTGACGGGACTGGTTCAACTTATGCAACCATCACACCTTCAAACGCTAGGTATATTCCTTTTGTCTGGGAAGGACGGCTGGAAAAAGGCGAGGTATGGTCGTTGCGTTCAGACAATGCCGTGACTCTACAGAATGCTCCGGATCTCCATTGGATAGAAATCTCATCCCTCCCCGACTACACAGTGCTTGGGGCGGTTAAAGAGCGCAATCGGATTCAGACTAAGACTGTTGCTGCCGATGCAACTGACGGTGACTTGTCAGAGTTAAATTTTTCTAATCTAGTAGTGGGGAGATGGTATGAGATGACTGGCGTTATTAAGCTTCTCCTTGATGGAAGTTCGTCCGACACAGGGGTGACGGTCACGGCTACACATGATGGTTCATCCTTGGTGAGTGTTATTTATCAGGTTGCAGAGACAACCGATACTTCTGCGGATGCTGTGAGTGTGCCGATGAATTATAAGTTTAAAGCCACAGCTACGACTCTAACCTTTAGTTCTGGTAGCGCCTCAGCGAGCGCTTATGCTTCTGCAGGAGGTCACATCCAACTAGAAGAACGCAACGACCTAATCGAAACGAGTGACTTTTAAGGGGGAATAAAATGGAACTAATTAAACACGAACTACAAGTGCCAAAGGAAACAAAAGAAGTCATTGATCTGCTTGAGCAAATCTATGTTCAAGTTCAAGACGGCGTGCAGGTGACTGATCTTGCGGAGATCTTTGACGAGCTATCTCGCGCTGTAAAAGGCATTGATCAAGTTGATGATGAAATGAAGTCAAAACATCGCGCAGATGCTCTTTCCTACCTTGCACTTAAGATCGGGAGTAAGTTCTAATGAATTGGCTCTATGTCCTCCGCGCGCTTCCTGAAATTATTAAGTTAATCAAGTCTATGGTCCGACAAATGGAAGTGCGTGGGGACGCAGAGCAAATCAATAAGCCAAAAGAGGTCAAGAAAAACCTAGACCGAATCGCTCAAGCCATCGAGGAAGGTGATGAAAAAAAACTTAATGACGTTTTTAATTCTTTGTAGCTGTGTAGCTCCCCAAAAGCGGGATGAGTTCACGCCAACCTTCCGCATCCTGCAAAACGAAAAGGGCGAGAACATGGCTTGCATTAATTCTGAAGACACTCAAAAGCTTTGGGAAGTTCTTAATCAATGCCAAGGGGGTAGCCAGTGAGCACCACACTCTCAAAAGGATATAAAAAGCCCGACACCGGAGACCGGGGCTCGGTCTGGTTTAAAAACCTTGAAGATAACATTGATCAAATTAATGACCATGAGCACGATGGCACTGACGGGGAAAAAGTAAAATCTAAGAATATCTCCTCCACAACAAGTGCGATTGCCAGTGCTGATTGGGGAGCTGACTCAGGGGGATCCACTTACGCTGCGACAGTGACCTTTCCAAGTGGTGTGACCTATGAAAACCACACTCTTACTTTTATTGATGATGCCACGGGTGATCAGATCTTTCCGACTGTGACTAAAGCTTCAAGTACAACAATGACCGTGACCGTGAACGACAACTCATTGGATTTAACAATCGTCTATGGATAATCTTCAGGCCCTTCCCATTGATGATTTCTCAGGCGGGATGACCGACTTTATTGTTGGCGCGAATCCTAGCCAAAACGAGATGATCAAAAATATGGTGATTGATGAGAACAAAGATCTTGTCACTCGCAATGGCTCAAGGCCCAAGTTTGAATACCGTATCACAAGTGCCGAGGTGCCAAGGGCTATTTTTCGATTTGGCACAAACTTTCTTGTGCAAGCCGAAGAAAAACTTTATGAGCTTGGCTCTTCAAGTGCCACAGCGATAACTGTCACCGGGGGCTCTGATGCCTTTGTTGGTGGGTCAACGAGCACAAGGGTTTATGGCTCTTCCTGGAATGGGTCAAAAATTATCACATCAAATGATCTTATCAGACCACTAAGGCTCTGGGAAAACGCTTCAAATAACTTTGAAATTGAGACTCTCGGTATGCCCTATATTCTTTTGGGCTATCTCATCACTCTTGCAAACGAGCTTAAGGCTGACCTCAATGCTCATATTGCTGATACTGGGGAGCACTCAAGTGCTGGCTCAAACACCGTCACGTCGGCTGATGCGACTGACCTCGACACCCTTTTTACTCTCGGCCAAGAACTCCTCACCAACTACGAGCTTCACCTTGATAACACCGGCATTCATCCAGGCGCTATTGATAGCGCTGACAGATTGGAGGAGCGAAGCTTTGAAACAATCTATGGTTTAGCCACAGCCCTTGCTGATATGAAAACAAAATACAATCAGCATGATAACGATTCTACAGCGCACACTTCTGGCGGCGGATCGCACCAAATAGCAAGCCCTTCGGCCACAAGCGAGCTTGCCTCAAGTGCAGGGGGCACAGGAAACACTTATGTTTACGCCCTTCATTATAAGTACAATTTCTCAACATCTGATAAGACGTTTCTTGAGCGCTCAGACATTCTTTACATTGAGCTTACAGATGTTGGGGCCCCTGATGCCAATAATGTCACCCTGACTCTCCCCGCCCTTTCAAGCCTTGAGGGTTATGACATGAGCAATATCAAGGTGGCAATATATAGAACCTTTAATGACTCAGCCACGGCCTTTTATAAGCTCGATGAAGTGGCAGCAAGCACAGCAAGTTATGTTGACGCCAAAAGTGACACTGATATTGAAAACAATCAGCCCCTTTATGCTGATGGTGGTGAGCTTGCTGATGAACCCCCGCCAAGGGCTAAATACTCAGCCGTAGTTAATGACACTCTTGTTTTGGGTCACATTAAGGCGGGCGTGAGCGAACTTCCCAACATCTTGCAATTGTCAAAGCCCGCCAAACCCTATTCTTGCCCAAGCTCTTTCCGGGTTGATTTTGAAGGGGATATTAAGGGGGTGGGATATTACAACACCTACCCTATTGTTTTCCTTGATGACAAGGTCTACCGGGTTGAGGTGTCTTTTGACTCCTTTGGGAAAGGCTTTGCTAGAAAGCGTCTTGTCACTGATTCTATTGGCGCACTTAATCACAGATCTATTGTGAATACAAAACGGGGGGTCTTTTTTGCAGGCTCTGACGGTTTTTATTTTACCGATGGCTTTAAGGCTAAAAGGGTCTCACCTGACATTAATGATACTTTCTCTAATCTTAGTGACAAAGCGGAGATCGAGGGAACCTATGATCGATTCAATAATAGAGTCATGTGGTCCGCAAGGCGTAACTCTTCTAACAATTATAATGACTCTATTTTTGTGGCTGATCTTGATTATAATACCCCTAAGGGGGGAGTGCCCTTTGCCATATTCGATGGGGGAGAAGATCCTGATAACTTTTCTATCAGTGGCATCGGCTTTGATGATAACGATGGCAACACTAACTTGCTAAGGATTGATCCCAATGGATATCTCATCTATCACGACTCTAGTTTTTCTGACGATTGTTATGTATCAAACGACAAGACCCCGGATAATTGGGACACCCAAACAATCTTTTATCAAATCGACAGTGTCGCCCTTGATTTTGGGAATTCAAAAACAAGGAAATGGGTTCCAAAGCTTAATATCAACGCTCAGAATGTCTCCACCCTTGGTCTTCGGATTCAAAGTGCTAATGACAACACTGGTTCTTTTGAGAATCTAAAAGAGATCGTTGATCAATCAAACCTTTCTTGGGGGGATGCTTCGGTGGTTTGGGGTGATGATGATATTTTGTGGAATCTCATCCCTATTATTTCTTCTTGGCGCTACTTCCCGGCCATCAGGCAAAAAATCCGGTGTATGTATAAACAGCTTCGATTCAAAAACGCCTACACTGAAGTTGACAATTCGGACTCTCTTGGCACAGCCTCGGTCGTGGCCAGTACAACAACAGTCACCTTGGACAGTTATCCCACAACCGCATGGGGCTCAGATAACGTCAACTATTTTATAAGCTTTGAAGATCAGGACTACGCCTTTGATTATAGAATCACCGCTATTAGCGGGGCTGATTTGACGATCACTGACTCGGCCAACACCTTGATTGATATGACAAGTTCAAACTTTAAGATCAAGGGGTATAAGAAAGGAGAGGTCATGAATCTCTCAAACTATGTTTTGAGTTATGCGCCAATCACTATGACCCAGAGCACAGAGCAAGGGGGCTCGCCGTGAGTGTTGTCTTTCTTGATAGTGAACAGATTGAAGATCCAATCGTTAGGGAGTGCATGGAGAAGGTTAGCGAAGTTTTAAACGCCTCACCCTTTAACACTGGAAACCTTAAGGTTTTTAGCTTCGATGTCACCAATACGGCTTCAACAATCAAGATCAGGCATCGCTTCAACTTCACCCCGACTGATGTTTGGGTTTCTTGGGTGAGTAAGGGCGCAACGATTTCAATTAAATATGATGAGATTGATGAGACTTTTCTTGCTTTTACGGCTAGTGCGGCCTGCAAGGTTAGGCTTCTCGCCGGGAGGATTGATTAATGGCAAAAACATGGGCCACTCTATTAGAAGAGATTAAAGATGACATGAACCTTCACGGCGAGGACTTTGTTTCTGATGCGGAGCTTTTAGCTTGGGCTAATGATGGCATTGAGCAAGCTGAAAAAGAGATCGTTAGCCTTTACGACAAATATTTTGAGACTGACACCACCCTGACTTTGGTGAGTGGCACAGCAAAGTATGATCTTCCCTCGGATATTATGGCCAACAAGATCACTCATCTTGAATACGACAATGGCACTGTGGAATATGAGGTCCGGTATTTAAAAAGAAAAGATCAGGTTCGCTATGTCGATCAGAATGAAAATTATTATTCTTATCGCTTAAGAAACGATTCTGTGAACGGGATGCAAATTGAGGTTTTCCCAACCCCTGATGAGAATGGGGCCAATATGAAGCTTTATTATATTCGGTCGGTGACAAGGCTTGCGCTTACCACTGATACCATTGAGATCCCCATTGCTGATGCTTTTATCAAGCAATATATTAAAGACCAAGTGAGGGGAAAGGAGTTAGGCCCCATGTGGGATCATTCCGAAACCCAATCGCTGCAAAAGCAAAGAGCTCTCATGATTGAGGCTCTGCAGAACATGGTGCCTGATGATAGTCGAGACGAAATTAGGCCCGATATGAGTTATTACGAAGATCTTTATGACGATTACGAGGTGATATAATGTTAATGAACCCTGGATTTGAAGGTAAGGGCTTCCATCCCCAAGAAGTCGAGATTGATGGCAAGACTTATACGGCCAAAACCCCGGCAGAGCTTGAGCAATTAAAAACCAAAAAGCGTAATGCCCAACTGAAAAAAGAGGGCAAGAACCCTGATGGCTCACCAATTAGGCCAGAGTGGGATTCTATGCTCGGCTCTGATGATATGATCGACGAAAAGTATCAGCTCAATCAGGCTGTGCAAGACTCAATGGCTGATGATGTCGGTTTTGAAAAATTTCAAGATGAGGCGCTAAGAGATGGGCCATCAACTTTTGCACAATTGATGATGGATCGCCGAGACCTTGATCGCAGAGATCAGTTGGGTGATATAAGTTCGCAGTATCAAATGGGCCTTGCAAACTCCATGGATCAAATGGCCGCGCAAGGCGGGATTGGGAGTGGTGCAAGAGAGCGTATGGGGGCTAATTCAATTCGCTCACTCCTTGAAGCAAGACAGGGGGCCCGAAGGGATTACAACCGCGATAAGCTTGGCATTATGGCTCAGGATGAACAAAACCGCATTGGTCAACTGCAGAGCTTAACGGGCATGGAAATGGACCGCAATCGCATGGGTCTACAGGGACGAGAGTTTGATATCACCAACTCACTTCAGGAGCGCGATGCGAGAAGGCAGGCTGACCTTGATAAGTGGACTCAGGAGCGTCAAGACTGGGCCGGTATTAAGCAGGCCGAGGCTCAAAAAGGGGCTAGTGGTGGATGCTTCCCGGCAGGCACTCTTGTCAAAATGGCTGATGGATCTCAAAAGGCTATTGAGAAAATTGAGATCGGTGAAGAACTCGAAAGTGGCGGCAAGGTCACTAAAACTATTCAGGGCATAGGCCGCAACGCTGACTGGTATCAGTTCGGGCAAACCTTTGTTACTGGAGATCATGCGGTGCTGGTTAATAACCAGTGGCTTCGGGTAAAAGACGCCAAGGGCTCTGTGCTCATTGGTGAGACCTTTGATCGTTACTACAATCTCTCAACCGAGAATCATGAGATCATTATAAATGACACTGTTTTTTCTGATTTTGATGAGGTCGATGACGTAACGCTTAGTTATGAGGAGTCGTTGAAGCTCAAGAATGAGGGCGTTTATGTTTGAGATGTTCGCAGGCTATATGAAGGAAGAGTACAAGAAAGATACTTTTGTTAATCAGTATGGGTTTTGTTGTTACAAGCTAAACCTCTCGTCACATGAGCTTTTCTTTTCTGATCTCTACATTAGTCCTGAGTATCGAGGTGGTCTTGAGGCCAAGAAGTTTTTCACAAAGTTTATGGAGTTTGCAAAAGAAAATGGCTGCAAAATGATAACGGGGATTGTGGCTTTGGGTTTAGGTGATGAGGAGAATAAAAGGAAAGCAAAGCTTCTTCGATGCTATCTCTCCCTTGGCTTTGTCCCCGTTAAGACCTATGAGAACAACCAGATTTTGCTAAAGATGGATTTATGAGTGAAGCGCCAGAGCCGATAAATTTTAATATGTTTTTGGCTGATTTTAATTCTAATTTGCCTTTGACTGAGGAAGTTATCAAGCATCGCAGGGCTAGAATCTGTGAGCTTGAGAAAGCGCTTGAGAGCCTAGATGGTTCTGAGAATATGGAGGAGTATAATGAGGGGAGAATACATCACCATTTTGGCACTGGGGTTTATGGTCGTGAGTTATTTATTCCTGCCGGTCAAGTTATTGTGTCAAAAATTCACCGAGGCAAAACGCTTTCTGTTATTGCTCAGGGGGAAATTACGGTGATTAGCGAAGAAGGGGCAAATCTTTATAAAGCTCCCCATGTCTTCGTCTCCCCGCCTTTTACCAAGCGGGTTGTGGTGAGCCACACTGATGTTGTGTGGGTGACAAGCCATGAGAATCCTGAGAACAGTGAAGATCTCAAAGAAATTGAACATCGAATTATTGCAAAAGATTTTACAGAACTAAATCAGATTAAAGGGGGTCAGTGATGGCATGGGTAGGAGTTGCAGTTGGTGGTAGTGCGCTATTAGGTATGCACCAAGCAAACGAACAGCAACGGGCACAGAATAGGTATAACAACGCGGCGGCTGAGAGTAATAAGTATGCTCATATTACCGGGAATCGAATGCAACAGCGCTTTGGTGCGCCGAGTGGTTTAACAGGCGCTCTTAAGGGCGGGTTGGCTGGCTTTGGTGCAGCAAGAGCTTTTCTTGGTGGTGGCGGTGCCGAAGATGCTGCCAGTGGTGCTAGTGGTGGCGGCGGTGGAGGAATAGGCGGTCCGCAAAGCCTTGCTGGGGCATCAACAAAAACAGGCCTTGGTGCAAAGGACCCTTATACCGATATGCTGAAGCGTGGCCAGGACCCAAGAACAAGAACTTTTTTTGATTAAGAGGTAAGAAAAATGGATAACCCTTTTTTGCAAAACCTATATTTGAGCTTAGCTCAGCAATCTCCCCAAGGGCAGCAAGCCCCTGAGGATTATGTGACAATGGCACCGATGGCCCCTGTGGGGTCGTCTAGGAAAAAGCTTCCTGAGGTGGCCGACCTTGCAAGCAAAGCCCCCTCGCGTGCTCGCAACATGGTATCAAGCTCAATCTCTCAGACCACAAGACAAAGGGTGCCTGAGGCCGGGATGCCAAACTATCCCGATTTTATGAAAGAGGTTTTGGCAGAGAAAAGAGGTTCCATTGAAGGCATTGAAAAACAACTTGAGAACGTGCGAGAAAACCAGCATTGGTCTGATCGTATTGATCTTGGGCCGATTGCCGCTTACCTTGACTCTGTTGGTGACACCAATTTGGCACAGAGCTTTAGGGGGCCAACGCCTTTTGAAAAAGAGCAAGCCCTGGAGCAAAACCTTGTGGATGCACTTGCTGACCAAAAAGATGAGTATGCAAATCAGGCGCTACAGTTTTTTAGAAACAAGGCGTACATGGATCAAGTCAGGGCCCAGGGGGCTAATCAGGCCGCCAATCAATCTTATCGCGACAAGATGCTTGCTTTGAAAAAAAGAGCGCTTGATCAGAAAAATGCTCCCCAAGGCAAGGAGCTCACCCAAAATATGATCAGGACCTTGAATGAGGGGAACCAGATCCCTCAAATGCTTAATGATGTTCGAGTGGCTCTTGATGCCTCAAAAGATATCATGGGACCTTTTGAGGGTCGAAGAAGGTCTATGAACCCTTGGGATGAGAGAAGCCAAACTCTTGAGTCCCAGGTGCGAGCAACCTCTCAAGCTTTTGGTCGCTACATGGAAGGCGGGGTTTTGAGAAAAGAAGATGAAGCCAAGTATCGCCGAATGTTTCCTAATGCTTCGGACACCCCTGAGGTGGCGAGAAACAAGCTTGCCATTGTTGAGCGAATGCTTAAGCAAAAACAACGCTCTGATATGGAGGCCTTTAGAGCTCAAGGCTATAATCTAAAGGGCCTTGACCGTGGTTTTGAGGTTCCTGCAATGCCAGGGGTTATTGGTGGGGGCATGGCTCCTCAAGTAACAGAAGACGCTTTAGATAACATGAGTATTGAAGAGTTGGAGGCTTTCTTAGATGGGCAGTAGGCGCGAAGAATTATTGAGGAAGGCTAGAAGAAAAATCCTTTTGCAAAAAGCAAAGCAAAAGCTTTCAGGCTATGTTAGAGACCTTGGCTCTACTGTTCAAGAACAACATCCTGATATTTCAAATAAAGACCGCTGGGTAGTAAAGAATTTTTCTCAGTCTCCTGAGGCCGCAATTAATTATTTAAAGCAAGAGCACCCCAATCTTGAGGTTGAGATGAGCGGTGATGGTCAGCTTCGAGCCAAATCAAAAGATGGCCGGTGGATGGCTGTTGATCCCGACAATACTGGAGCTAATTACAGTAAGGGTGGTCTAAGCGAGTTTGGAAAAGATGTTGGTGATCTTGGTTACGATCTTTATGCCGGAGCCACTGAAGGAGCCGCAGCCCTTGGTGGTGCCGCTGTTGGCGCTGGAGCAAGTCTCCCCGCACTTGGAACGGCAGCGATCCCCGGTGCTATGGTGGCCGGAGGTGCGGCGACCGCTGCAAACGAGGCGATGAGGCAGAAGCTCGGGGCTTACTTGGGAATCCCTCAGGAAGTTAGTGGTGAAGATGTTGCAATTGCAGGGGGCATTGGTGCTGTGGCTCCAATGATTACTGGCGCTGGTAGGGTGCCAGGTGTTGCGCAAAAAGCCATGAAGTACACTGGCAAGGCGACAAGGGCCATAAACCCCCTTCCCTACTTTGGTGAGAAGGTTAGCGGAGTTCCAAGGCAGATTTTAAGAGACTACGCTGATGATGGCATTAGGGAGACTGTTAAGCGCCTTGAAAAAGAGGGTATGACTGAGTTCTCAGGAAAGGTTTTTGATAAGCTCAAAAACTACATCGAGGGCAACAAAGAAAAGGCTGGGCAAGAGCTCGTTGAAGTCATGGAAAACATGGGCCAGGATGTTAATATCAGTGAGGCCAAGCAAGCCTTTAGAGCCGCACAAGATGAGATCATGTCGCGTGGGGACCTCACCAATGCTGATGCTAAGAAACTTGAGAAGCTCGACAATATTTATAATGAGTATTTTGGTATGGCCGATGACATGGATACGCCAAGCTTTCTTCCGGACCAAGTGCCATCAGGGAAGGCTTGGCAATTACAAAAGGACCTAAAGCAAACGGCAAAGTATGAGCAAGGAATGAAGCCTGAGGAGCTTTATACAAAGGGCGTTTCAAGGGATGCTTATTCAAAGCTTAATGAGGCCTTTGACAAGGCCAGCGAGGGCGCTTCAACCACGGCAAAAGATCGTTACCGTGCGGCTGTGCAAGAGGAGGCCGAACTTCTCCCCCGCTTTGAAGGCTCGGATCGTTCAAAGTCTATTCAGAAAACATACGATGAGATGAGTAGGCTTGATCGGCAAAGCAGAAAGGTTCTACAAGAAAAGCTCTCAAAACTTTCTGATGATGAAATTCTTGATCTTGCTGATGAAGCAAAAATTCTTTCGACTTACCGTTGGATGGGCAAGCCAAACGTGGCCCCCGTCTCAAGTGCCGGGACAACATCAACATCTCGAACGGTTCCCTTAGCGATTGCCGGAGGATCGCTTGGCTCTTTGGCCGGTTATAACACTGGTCATGGTTACGCCGGGGCCACTGTTGGCGGCGCTGGCGGCGCTTTACTTGGAACAATGCTTGGAAGTCCTGCGGCCATGAAAGCGTACATTCGTGCTATGAGAAAAGCCGGTCGAGCGCGTGAACTTATGACTCCAAGAGCAACCCCTGTGAATCAAGCCATAAGCTCAGGAGTTCTCACTGAAGGTCTGAACAAATAGCGTTAGGCCTACGAAAGTAAACTTTTCAAGTTTAGTGTGTAACCAATTCAAAATATTTTTGAGTAATTACTCATGGGTTTCACTCGTGTAGCCTATCTTGTGGAGGTTTGTTTTGCGTATTGGTCGGGACAATGTGGCTCATTTCGATCTTTTTGGATATGAGTTTGAAAAAGAGTTTTCATCAAAAAAAGAAGCTCAAATCTTTTTTGAAAACCTAAAGAGGTCATATGTCACTGAGCTTTACCCTGTCGATCATTGCATAGAGAAATACATAAACCTTGTTTCAAAAAAGAAGTCAAAGGGGTCTTACAGGTGGGATAAGTTTATTTTAAATACCTTCCTTACCTTTCTTGTTCGGGGTGGGATGAAGGAAGATGAGCCGATAACAAGTCTAAACCAGTCGCACTTTGAGGGCTTTCAGTCTTATCTTCTGTATGAAAAAGGGCTTAACCCAGCTACCGTGAACCGCTATTTCTCAACGATTAAGAACCTATTTAACAAGCTTGTTCAGTGGGAGATGCTCTTAAAGTCCCCGGCCCGTTATGTGAAAAAGCTCCCTGAGAACCCAAAGCCTAAGGCCGTTTGGGGAGAGGAAGAGTTCTTGCAAGTTAAAAAATCTCTTCACTCAGAAAAGGATAAAGACATTTTTGAGTTTCTTTGGCTGACTGGCGCAAGGATCTCTAGTGCTGCGGATGTAAGGCTTACTGATATTGATTGGCAACAGGGCTTAATTGCGTTTCGTACAAGTAAAGGGCCAAAGCAAAGCGTCAAGACCTACTATTTCCCGCTTCATGACAAGCTGTTTAAATTGATAAAAAGAGTTCTTGAGAAAAGGAAAAAATTAACAATTTCTCATAATTACCTTTTTTACGATGACGAACAAAATCCAATAAACTCAAAAAATTTCACAGGCAGGGTGAGAAAAGTCTTGCTCCGATCAGGGCTCAGGAATAATCATGAGGGCCTTCTTAGCCTTCATGGATTGAGACACTCTCTCGCTTCAAGGCTTCATGAGGGGGGACTAACGGTCAATGAAATAAAGGGCCTACTCGGTCACTCCTCAGTTACGGTCACAGAAGGGTATATTCATTCTGATGCCAGCCTACTGAAGTCTAAGATTGAAAATATTGCGTAAAAAAGACCCGCAAGGATTCGCAGTCCAAGCGGGTCAGAAGCTAGAGACAAAGTTTAACAGACCTCTCTAGCAAGAAAATTCTTTAGTCAGGGCCGCGCCTTTTACGCAGCGCTCCACCACCCCAAGGTGGCGCGCTACCAGGCTGCGCCACGGGCCGACTAAAGTTTTAATTTTCTTGTTTTGAGGTCATGGGGGTTGATTAACCTTGAAACAGGACCAAGACAAGGAAATTTGGAAAAAGCTGCCTAATCCTTATGCAGATTACGAGGTTTCTAGCCTCGGAAGAGTAAAATCTCACAAATTTAGAGAGCCTTATTTTATGAGCCCATGGTTGGACCCAAAGGGATACCTCAATATTAGCTTAAGTCACCGAAACAGAGTAAAAAAAATAAGAGTTCACCGGTTGGTTTTGCTCTGCTTCGTTGGTGAGTCTGACCTCCATGTAAATCACAAAAATGGAATAAAAACCGACAACGAGCTTACTAACCTAGAATACTGCACACCCTCAGAAAACAACCAGCATGGATATGATGCCGGATTGTTAGCTCCTAAAAAGGGGAAAAAGCAGAGCCTTCTCAAAAAAGAAGATGTCATAAAAATTTTTAAATCCAAAGACTCTGCGGTTTCGTTGTCTCGAAAATATGGAGTCGTTCCGACGACAATTACTAACATTAAAAGAGGATTAACTTGGTGCTCAGTCACAGAGAGGCTTACCAAATGAATGAAAAACACAAAGTCATAATTTTGCTCCCAGGCGACAACGGAATGCTTATTCGTTGCAAGCTTGAGGACTTCCGAAACCCAGACAAAATGTTTAAGGCCTACTTAAATCTAAAGGCCCATCTTGAAACCCAAATACCAAAAGGAAATAGCGATGTTCATACAGTCAACTAAGGGGGCTAGTGCCGACCGTATTAAGGGTGTAATCCTTGGTCCAAGTGGTGTGGGGAAAACCTATCTTGCGTCCACAGCCGGACCAAACACTCTTTTAATATCAGCGGAGTCAGGGCACCTTACTCTAAATAAATTCGACATCCCGATGATTGATCTCACGGTTGATAAGCAGGATGGCAAAGTCATGGCTCTTGATGAGGCTGGACGCTATCAGAAACTCCTTAAGGTCTTTGATTGGCTTAAGACCGAAGAGGCCAGCAAAAAGTTTAAAACCATTTACGTTGATGGCATCACCGAGCTTGGTGGGATTGTCATCCGTATGCTTGAAAAGAGCGACAGGTTTGGCTCTCAGAAGATGGCTAAGCCCCGATATGGTGAGTACACAAAAAAAATGACCAACCTCATTCTGGGGTTCAGGGATCTTCCTTATTACAACATCTGGTTCACGGCCCTTGTTGAGCACAAAGAAGACGTTGACGAGAAAAGCCAGAAGGTGATCAGAAGACACCCGGCTTCAGTCCTTATGCCGGGGCAAAAGATTCCCGAGAACCTCCCCGCCTTCTTTGACGAGATCCTTTATTACGGAATCAAGGGAGATAAGCGCTACATCCTAACCCAGGCGACCGATGAGGCCTTTGCCAAGGACCGCTCTGGGAACCTAGAGAAATTTGAAAAACCAAACCTTGCGGAGATCGCAATGAAGATAAAAGGAGTGAACAAATGAGTGGAGTTAATAAAGTCATTATCGTGGGCCGACTTGGAACGGACCCTGAAACCAAGACCCTTGATGGTGGAAATACAGTCACCAACATGAGCCTAGCGACAAGTGATCGTTGGACTGACAAGGATGGTAATAAGCAGGAAAAGACCGAGTGGCACAAGGTCACTTGCTGGGGGAAGACCGCTGAGAACTGCGCCAAGTATCTTAAGAAAGGTTCTCAAGCTTACATTGAAGGGAAGCTTCAAACCCGGTCCTGGGAAGATGATCAAGGTAACAAGAAGTACATGACCGAGGTCGTAGCACAAACTGTGCAGTTTCTTGATTCAAAGGGCGCGTCATCATCATCAGACAAACCGACTGAAGACAGCAATTCCGAGATTCCGTTTTAAGGGGGGGGATAAATGAATCAATTGTTTGATTGGGAGGGAGAACTCCCCAAGGAAAGCATCGAAGAGTATCATCAAAGGGGCGAGTTTTTCTCCTCATCAAACATTAAGGAAATGGGAAAATCGCCATGGCATTACTATAAGAACGTAATCTGTGGCGAGGGAGAGCCATCCACAAGCCAAGCTCTGGGGACCATTGTTCATGGAGCCCTTCTAGAAGATCGGTTCTCAGAGCTTGTGGCGATCCCGACAAAATGGGAAACCATGGCTGATCAAAAAAAGCGCGGGGTGGAAACACCCCGATCAGTCGCTGACCAAAAACAAGACTTCATTAATCACCACGAGGGCTTTGCGGTCTCTCAAGCTGATTATGAAAAGGTTGAAGGGATGTATGATGCCTTTCACAAAGACTCGCTAGCTCAGTCACTCATTGATAAAGACAACCTCGTTGAGCGTGGCTATGCCTATTGGGATAAAGACAGCGAAGTAAAGTGCCGCTTTCGGCCTGATATCATTAACCTCAAAAAGGGTTACATTGTCGATTATAAGACCGCTCGCTCAGCACGCGAGTCCTCATTTAAGTGGGCTGTCATAAACTATGGTTATCACATCAGTGCGGCTCACTATATGATTGGGGCCGAGAGGCTTTTTCCAGGTGCCATTGATACATTTTATTTTATAGTGCAAGAAAATTCACACCCCTTCGCGTGCGCCACCTACCGCTTGTCGGCCACAGACATCATGTTCGGGGCCACACTCCGCTCTCAATATATTAAGAAAATCCAAAAGTACGCCAAGCTTGAAGAGTGGCCTGGTTACACCATAGACATCAAAGAGTTACAGCTTCCCGATGCGGGATATGACATGGAGGATTTCGACAGTGAAGCTCAGTAACCTCAACGCTTTGATCTCAAAAAAAATTGCCGATAGTGACCTTACTAAAACCGAGATGGCAGATGCCCTTGGTGTAAGCCTTCAGACATTTAACTACCGCTACCAGCAAGGGATATTGGAGTGGAGCGAGATCGCAAAGCTTAAAAAGATTGGTCTTCCAATTACTTTAAAAGAATTCAGTGAGGCTATGACAAAAGACCTTGGCGCCCCTGTAACAGTTAGAAGGCCTAGAACATGAGCGTTGATGATTCTCTAAAGCAATACGAGACTTATTTGCAAAATATCCCCCCTCGCGTGCAGGAAGAGTGGATCAGATACTATGGCGTTGAGTTTGTTTTAGAGCACATTGGTGAGGCCAGAATCTTTGAAATGAGCGACCCAAAGCCTGACCGCATTCGGGCTAAATTCATAACCAATTGGCTTATTAAGGCCAGGAAAGACCAGAAGACCGTCCACGCCCAAGCCCAGTATGCCGAGGAGCTTCGGCGCAAGCGCGAGGCTGACCGGGTGATCGAAGAAAACCAGGGGTACATGTAGAATGCTCTATGCGATGGCTGAAAACATAGGGGATAATTTTACCCCTCCGCGCCCGGTTTCACTTGATGAGGCCCGAAGGCTAAATGAGAGCTCAAACACTGGGATCTTTCGGGCTGTGAATGAATTTAATGGCCGCAGAAAAAAAGAGTGTCTCAAGGCCATTAAGGCTTGGCACGTTGATATAGATGAGGGCACTAAGCGTGAGCAAATCTTAAAAATCAACAGCTCCCCAATTTGGCCCTCCCGCGTGGTCGAAAGCAAGAACGGATTCCACGTTTATTTCAACGCAATTGATGCGGAACTCTGTTATCACCGCCTAATTGTGGATGGTCTGAATCGTTTCTTCGGTGGGGATGAAAAGGCCAAGATGGTGACAGTCCTTTTAAGAGAGCCTGGGTTTTGGCATAAAAAAGACCCTCGCGCGCCCTTTAAGGTGACAGAACGGATGAATCTTCAGACCCGCTACACCGATGAAGAGATGATGTACTTTTTCCCTGTTGAAAAGAAAAAGGGTCCTCCGATCACCGCTCTAGAGGCCGAAAAAGCTAATATCAACTTAGACAAGCTGACTGAGTTTTTAGATAACCTGGATCATGAGTGGGCTTTATCAAGGCTCTCAGGGACTGCTTGGGTTGGTGGTGAGACCTATGAGTTTAAAGATGTGGCCAATGGACATAAGAACATCTGGGTTAATGGGCGCTCGACAAGCTGTTTTATTGACAAGGACAAGATGATTGGCGCTGTCCCTGGGGGGCCGAGTATTTTCCAGTGGCTCAAGTATTTCAATTATGACAATCGACAAGTGTACCGAATTTTAAAAGAGGTCTTTAGTGGGAGAGTCTAAAGATGCTCGGCTTAAAAACTATGATGGCTTCAAATCAGCGAAGGTCTCGGCAAAAGATATTCAGAACCGTCTTCAGCACGCCAAGAACAAGGCTATCAAAACAGGCATTGAGGTTGTTGATGATGTCTTTGGTGGGATTTTGCCAAACGACATTGTGCTCCTGGGTGCAAAGACTGGGGTTGGAAAAACGGCCCTTGCTTCAAAGGTCGCACTTCACAACACGATGCTTGGTAAAAAAATCTATATGTACGCTCTTGAGGCTGAGCCAGAGGAGATTCAGATGAGAATTCTCTATGAGCGCTTAGTGGCAAAGGCCAGGGCTTTTAACCCAAAGAAGAAGTATAATTTCAAGCACTGGAGACTTGGAAAGTACGAAGAGCTAAATCACTATTATGATGAGTGCCTTGAAGAGCTCAATAACTTTGAAAACCTCTTTATCTATTACCGAAAGCAAGAGTTCGGCATTGATGAATTCATAAAGCTCACGATGAGTGTCAAGAACGACGCAGACCTTATCATCATTGATCACATCCACTATTTCGATGGCGTTAACGAAAACGAGGCGCTGAGTGAAGCGATAAAGAAGATCCGCGATATCTCTCTTTTAACTGGCGTGCCGGTGGTGATCTTGGCTCACTTGAGAAAGTCTCAGGGAAATGAGTTTAAGTTGGTGCCAAACCTTGATGATTTTCATGGGTCCTCAGATCTCTCAAAGGTGTGTACTAAGGGCGTGATCTTGGCCCCTGGGAATCAAAAAGGTGACAGCACGCAGACTCTTTTTTCGTTTCCAAAGTTTCGGGGCTTTTCAACGCCATCAAAGTTTTTATTTCGCTGTGATTACGACATTTATTTAAACCAATACGCGCCGACCTATACGGTGCATCGATTTAAGTACAACACTGTGAAATTAAATTTAGACGAAAACCTAGTAGACCCGGAGGAACTATCGTGGCTTGGCTAACAGAGGCTGAATTGAAGACGTTGGAAAAGAAGGCGGGCTTCATCGGCGTGATTCATAGAGAGGGTTATGAGGAGACTCGTATCGAAGTGCAAAGGCTTATTGATGAGTACAGGCAGCTAAGAAAGGAGTTGGAAAATGAGAGTTCCAGTCGGGATTTATCTTCGCGAAAAGAGGATTGAGTCTGGCTTGCGCCAGGTTGATGTGAGCCGAGCCATTGGCTACACGAGTGCGCAGTTTGTCTCGAATGTTGAGCGTGGGCTCTGTGATCCACCACTAGCAGTCATTGGGGTGTGGTCGGATCTTGTTGGCGCAAACAAGAACACTGTTTTTAATAAAATGATGAACAACTATAGAGGTAAGGTTCGGGAGGGCCTGGGCTTATGATTAGGAATCAAGGGGGAAACATGGTTTTAGATATGATTATATTGGGTCTGATAGTGGCAACGCTTGTGGTGATATTTTGGGTCAAAGGTTATTCGGAAAAACCATCAAAGGTTTCATTGAGTAACGAGGCCTCAATCCGCGACATGAGTGGCCACTTAAACGAGCACGATGAGGCCATTAAGAGCATTGAGGGTAAGCTCGATGAGTTGGATACAGGCCTTGAGGAAATCGATAATTTTGCTAAGGCCAATAAGGCTGAGATCGACACGGTAAAGGAAGCTAGAGGTAAGATTGAGGACCGCATTGAACGCCTTGAGGCTGTTGTGGCAGAGCTCAGTGAGCGGGTGCAGAGCGTCCCTAGAGAGATGAGCTTTAAAATCCAGGCCCTAAAGGAGAGCATTCCAATGGAGATTCAGAACGCGAAGTTTATTTCCAAGTCTTGGATTGATTACGAGCGCCGCGAGGTAACTGGAAGAAATGGCAAGCGGATTGAGCGCATGGTGCCGGTGAGAAAACAATATATGAAGTCGATTCACCCAAAGACGAAGCGCTCTAAATTTAATATGCCGGGAGTCAGGGAGGCTAAGGATCAGATTGTGGAGGCTGGACTGTGATCGAGGTCACGATTGCGCCCGCCGTTAACGGGTACATTGTTCTGTATGATGATGGCGAGGTTGTTCGCCGCCATGTCTTCGCCACCATCGAGTCTGCATTCAGGTTTATCAGAGAGCATTTTGAGGGGGATCAGGATGGTGAGAAAAGAGACGAGTGAGATGCTAATGATACTGGGTGTAGCCCTAGGCTTTGGCTGTGGCTTTGCCTTTGGGTTTTTTGTTTTTGTCATTAGTTTGAATACGCCTATTAATTGATTAAGGGGGCTGTGTGATGGACGAGTTTGAAAAGCCAAGAGTCATCTGGCAAGTGGTGGACTTTGAAGATTTCCCTAGGCGATGGGTTTTAGAGACTGAGTACGACAAACTCCGCACCGAAAACCAACGCTTGAGAGAGGCGCTTGAGATCATTGAAAGGATGGGAATAATAATGATTCCATGCCCTGATAATAAACCAGGCTGCTTAGTCGCTCACTATCGTTATAATGATCAGGCGAAAAAAGCCAAACAAGCCCTAGAGGGCGAGGGGGAGTGATTGTTGCACTCACTTGATTTATTTACAGGATACGGGGGGATTACGCTTGCACTAGAACCCTGGTGCAAGCCAATAGCTTATGTCGAAATTGAAGAATACGCGCAAAGGATTATCGCAGAGAGAATGGCCGATGGGTCTCTCCCAAGAGCTCCAATACTTGCAGATGTCAAAAACATCAAAGGTGAGCCTGGGGACTGTGACATCATCGTTGGGGGATTCCCCTGCCAGGACATCAGTGTTGCAGGAAATGGCGCTGGCTTGGAAGGGGAGCGAAGCGGTCTTTTTTACGAAATTGCTCGCCTTACCAAAGAAATACAGCCCCGTTTTGTTTTTCTCGAAAACGTGCCGGCAATACGCACTAGAGGATTATATCATGTCGCCGAAGAATTTTCCTCAATGGGGTATGATTGTCGATGGACAATTGTGTCTGCCAACTATGCTGGAGCCCCTCACCAGAGGAAGAGATTTTTCATGCTTGCCCACTCCAGCGGCGACAATGGGGGGAGGAAACAGGGGCGGAGCTCAAGGGAGAGTGGGCAAGTTCCGCCCGAGCCTCGAAACAATGGCAAGCAAGGGGATGCTCCCGACTCCGCTGAGTCGGGATTGGAAAGGTTCAAGTGGAAAAAATCGACACACTCAACAATTACCCAATTTAGTGGAGTCAGATGGCAAGAAATTAAGCCCACGGTTTGTCGAGGCGATTATGGGCCTAAGACCCGGGTGGACCGAATTAAAGCCCTTGGGAACGGAGTCGTGCCAGCACAAGCAAGATTAGCATTTGAATATTTGTTGGGATTGATCGAAACCCAAGACCAAGAGGAGAAGTAGAGATGAGCAAGACTAGACCGAGGGAGTTTTGGGTTGAAGTTTATAAAAGTGGAATGCCAGCACAGGCTGTAAAGCGAGACCTCAAGCCTTCTCTGTACTCAATCGGAGGCCGTGAGTGGATTCGCACCATCGAACACCAAGCCTACGCTGAGGCCTGCGAGTTGATTGGGGAGGTTGAGGAGCATCTATTGACTTTAAGTAGAGTCGGACAACCTTTGGACTATGATAAATTTCCGCAGAGAATTGAAAGCGTCAAAGAAATAGCCAGACAAGCCCTAGAAAAAATCAAGGCGTGGAGGACCACCAATGAAAGGTGAAGCCATAGTCTACGATGCTCTAATCAATGAACTGTTCATCATGCCTTGGGGTTTTTGGTTAGGTGCGCTGACTGCTTATCCAAGATTTGAAATTGTGGGGGAGTTATGACCAAGACACAGAAGAAAAAGAAAGTTGAATCGCTTGCCAAAAAATACGCCGAGAAACTTAATCTTGGCCATTGGAAAATTAATGTGATTCTATCCGACCAAAAAGACTCCGATTGCTGTGCTGAGATCAAATCAGATGATCGATATTTATTTATGACTATCACAGTTTATCCAGAGGCTTTTATTGAACCGAACGATATCGACCACATTATTAAGCACGAGGTTTGTCACTGCTTAACTGACCCTTTTTACAAGGCATTCATGGATCTTTTAAACGCCAAGTTTAGAACACATTATGAGATTGAGGACATTAGAGAAAGACTGACTGAGCAGATAGCGGGGCTTATATGACCGACCAAGAAAAGCGCGATGAGATGGCCTATAATTACAGGTTAAAACCTGCGGACGTTGCCCCAGGAACAATGCTAGAACAGTCATTTCGAGCTGGCTGGAACTCAGCCCTCAAGCACAGCCCGGTGGTTAAGGAGTTGGTGGAGGCGCTTGAGAAAATAGACAAATATACTTTTAGAAGTGCAGGGCCAGCGGGTTGCGACAGTCATGGAGTAACTCATCCTTGTGGTAAATGCGCTGGCTTCCATAACGAAAAGTGGATAGCCAAACAAGCCCTGAGCGCCTACAAAAAGGAAACCAATGGACCTGACTAGATACCTGGATGATTGGAGTTTAATAGACAAAATAGTGGGCCGTGACGGTGGTGATTGCTGCCACAAAGAATCTCGCTATTGGGTCGCTCTTGGGCTTATGAGTGAAGCCAATCAACTTAAGTGGCTCAATGCTCTTGAAAGGAACACAAGCGATGCCCACAGAAACCTTGCTCTCTTTCAGCCTCATCCTGGCATCTTGCTTAGACACCCAAACCCAGAGCTAGACGCTGGAGACTGGGACCGAGGCTCAAGAGATATGTATAAGCCCTATATCATGGCTTGCGGGCTTTGGGATAAAAAACAATTGTGGCGAATGATCAAAGGCCACGCCAAAAGACTTTTTTTGCTCGCCAATAATTCAAGGCAGAATGGCGCTACAAAATTCAACCACAGCGAAAACGGCTACAGCTACGCACCTAAAATGCCCGACCTTACAGGCCCCAAGGTTTGGAACTGCTACCTTAGAGCCCTCAATAAGTGGTATCTATGGCCTCTGGTTTTTCTGTTTGATATTGAACTTCTTGCCGGGGCCATCAACTGGAAATTTTTTAAGAAATCAAACCTTGCGCAAAACCAATGCGCCGAACAGGTCTATGCCACAAAAAGACTACCGACTCCTTTCTCGTGGCTTTCAAATAAAATCATGCCAGTGGAAAAACTTATTGATCTTTGGGCCGATCACCTTGACGATCACCACCCAACTGATGACACAAGGTTTTTAGCTAATATTTTTAAAGACGCCTGGGAGAATATTAAGTGAACGGTGAAGACCAAGAAGAGATCGACTATTTAAGAGAGGTCATTCAGATTTATGAGGAAAGACTCAAAGAACACCGAGAACTCTTAAAGATCGCCAAAAATCTTCTGACTGATAACAAAAACATCGTGGTGCTAAAAAAGGACGATGACTTCCTCTCAGCCCTTGACCTATTCAAAGAAAAGCTAACAGAGCTTGGTGTTTGATTTAATGGAGCACCATGCTAAAATCCGAGGCAAGGTTTAAACCCCCGAGTGTTGAGGCTCATGGAAGGGCCTCGCCTCGATCCTTTTCATTGGCAAAAGAAGAGAGCAAAGCCACATCTAAAAGCCTTCTTGACCAACCCTTACCGAAAACTCCCCAAGTCCCCAGCCCCTGGTAGTGCTTAAGTCTAAGCTCTGCGTACTTTGAAAGAACAATCATTGATTGAGTGGTGTGAAGTGCTGCCAAAGTCTTTGGTCCAATCACCCCGTCTACCTTTACCCCACAAGCGGCTTGTAAAAGCTTTGCCGCTCGGTCTACACCCTGGTTAATGGCAGCATCAAGCGTGATGAGCTTAAGTTGTGGAGGGAGCTCCTCGCCTCTTATCTTTTGCCAGTAATGCAGGCGATAGATCTCTTTGGCCTGCTCTTTGGTGAGCCCTCTAATATCAAGCTCAGGAAATGCCCTTTTACTAATACCGTATTTCGTCAGACCACCTGGGTCATCCTTATGATCAACAAGGCCACCCTCGTGGGCATCAATAATATAATCAATGTAATCATTGAAGTTCATAGAGCTTGGTTTCGATCCCTCGGATTTTTTCATGGGCGTTGTTGACATCTTTTCTGTTGGACTCGATTCGAGAGTCGAGCTTTGAGACAAACCAAATAACTCTAAAAGCCGCGACAGCCATTGAACCAATAGATCCCACATTCATCACCACCAATGCGCCAATAACCCAGTAGAACTGGGAGACATCAATCGCTTCCATTCCCTCGGGCATCATTTCTCACCTTTTCTCTCAGACCTGGGTTTTCTTTTTCCAACCGCCGCTCAAGATTTCTCAAATGGTTCTCGACCAAATAGCGGATCTCTCCACTTGCGTCATATCCATACACATTCTTTAATCGAAACCAACGGTGCCTTGTTTCAAGAGCCACTCGAATAGGAAGTTGAGGACGCGCTGCCATATTTCTAATCAAATAGCATTGTCAGCCTAGGGTCAAGTCGATAGTATGAGTTTTTACTCATGGGGGCGAGAGTTTGAAAGTCATCGGGATTGACCCAGGAAAAGATGGAGCATTCGCCATTGTGGAGGACACCACACTTTTACTGGCTGAGACTTTTCCAAAAGTCGGGGCCACAAAGGAGCTTTGCTTCAGATCTCTTAACAAAAGACTGCAATCTCTATGTATTCGAGTGGACTTAATTCTCATTGAAAGAGTGCAGGCCATTAGGGGCTCAGCCGCAGGCGCCACATTTTCCTTTGGGAGAAGTTATCAAATGGCCATTGATGCCGCGACTCTAGCCCCAGCGCCACAAGAGTTTGTAAAGCCCACTGAATGGCAAAAGGCGATGTTCAAGGGCGAGACCCCGCAGTATAAGATCACCAAATCAGGCAAGAGAAACGCCAAGGACACCAAGAAAATGGCACAAGTTGTGGCCTCAAGGCTTTTTCCGGATGAAACATTTTTAAGAAGTGATCGGTGCAGTAAGCCCCATGATGGTATGATCGATGCCGCTCTCATTGCTTATTGGGGAGCTAATTTTAGAAGGAGAAACTAACTATGGCAATTACTTTTGCGGTGAGAGGCGACTCTCTTGATGCGAGATACTCAAGTGCTGGGAAAACCCCGGCAATTTACGGCAGTAACGACCCGGCTGAGGTGAACACTGACCAGGCTGGCATTAATGGTACAAGCTCCATTGACATGGCCGGAAGCTTTCTAACTTTCAGGGCCTTGAGTTACATTGGCCGAGAGAACACACCAAGCGGGAGGCCGAGAAGTGTTTTGATGCGGGCCAAGATTGCCAGTGCAGGGGGTAACGTAGCTCTTTTCGGGGTTGGTCACTTGAACAGAAATCCGATTAATTTTATGGGCGCTTATTTGGACACAAGTGGCGATGTGAACGTCACAGTTTCTAACGAATCTGCACAGACTGACACGAGTAAAACCACCGCCGGAACCATTACTAACATTGCCACCGATGCGGGGAGTGCTGTTTGGCATGACATTGTTGTCACCTGGGATGGCACCACTGGAACAAACGCCTTAGAGATTTGGATTGATGGCACTCGTGAAATTCAAGACACCATGACTCGCGACCTGCCCACCTACAATGCCAACCAACAGCTTGCTTGCGCTTCAATAAACATAGGCACTGAGTTCGTGCAGACCAACACCCATCTCTTCTTAGATGAGTTTGTTATTTGGGATGAGGTGATCACTCCAACGAGTGTGGGGCTTACATCAGGAAGCGGGTCTCTTAATGGAAACTCACGCTCAGCCTATGTGGATGTTGCAAGTTTTGATGGCCTCTCTAGTGCCGGTGGCGTGGCAAACCTTGGATCTTTTGGATAAAAAATAAAAAGGAGAAATAAAAAATGAAAATTACATCTTATAAAAGAACAGTGACCACAGCCGGAACCGCAGTGAGGCTTGCCACATCAACTTTCAAGGTGCAAAAGGTGGCAATCAAAGCTCTCGCCTCAAATAGCGGCGTAGTTTATGTTGGCAAAACCCACAATGCCGACGATGTTTCAAGCGCTGATGGATTTGAGCTCTCGGCTAAAGAGTCCGTCTCTCTTGATCCTTTCGATGTGAATGGCCAAGACACCGTAATTGATCTCTATGATATATGGGTCGATGCAGCGACAAGTGGTGAGGGAGTCTCGGTTATTGTTGGAACAAAACCAAGCACCGACATCCCCGATCCTGTGGCCTAGGGGCTCTCTACATACTCATCCATAAGGGAGTAGAGCACGAGCATAAGCTCTGTTTTTTCCTCAACAGTGAGCACTCTCTTATATAAATCTTTTACAAAACCTAGGGGTGGCTTTTGCCAGCGGCCCCCTTCAACCATTGAGATATAACTCTGATCATAGTCCCCGCAGGCCTTAGCAAGATCAGCCTGGAACCAGTCTCGGGCCTGTCTTACATCTTTAATAAACTCACCAAGGGAGTTGGCCTTAGCCTTATGCGCAGTTGGGGACATGGAGAGGCTATTAGCTGACATGACTCTCTCCTGGCAAGAAAATCTCCCGGATTCTCTCTGTTGAGTCCACAAACTGGGCATACACAAGGGTGTTCTGAATGGAGCGGTGCCCCAGACACACTTGCACCATGCGAATGTCCCGGGTTCTCCGGTACAGATTCACTGCGAACGTGTGGCGCAAAGAATGCACACCTTTTAGGCAGGGCCTCACTCGATACCAGAGTTTTTTAAGGCCACTTGCTGAGAGCGCGAAAATTGGCTCGTGTGGGGCGCAGTCTAAGGACCTAACATAAGCCTCAAGTTCTGCTCGAAGCGCCGGGAGAATTGGAAATTGGCGGGATTCTGAGCCTTTCTTGCCACCGATGGTGATGGTCTGAGCCTCAAGATCGATGTCAGAGCGTAAAATCTCTCTTAGCTCTGCTCCCCTTGGACCATAGTCGAGAAGGATCTTGACAATAAGCCGGTCTCGGGGCGTGCAAAACTTTAGGCTCTCTCTTAGTTTTTCTTCCTCAGATTGAGTGAGCATCTTAAACTTACTCATGGCTTAGGCTCCTTGTGCTTTCTTGTGGTGGCTCCCCGTGGTGGCCATCAAGCCAATCGTAGTGGTAAGATACGATCACTCCGAGCACGAAAATATTAAAAATAATAGAAAGGGCTATTAAAATTTTCTTAAGCATTATAAAATCTCCTTTGTATGGACCCGGTTAAAAACGACCCCAATTCTTGGCACGATGAGATGCAGCGCTGGGCACGGCGCCGGCAAGAACAGCTTGACCTGGCTCGTGAAAAAGGCGGTCTCTCCCTTACCGATAAAATCTGGTATGGACCAAAGAACCTCTACTCTTCGATAGCCCTTGATTTCTCTAAGCGCTGGCATAAGGGTGAAGACGATTACCGAAAAGAGGGAGTCGACCCAAACGCCATTGATAACATGAAAGTCTATGAGTCTTTGCTGGAAAAAGCCTCTCGCGGTGAAAAGCCCACCACAAGAGAAGCTGTCGAAGAAAAATGGCTCTTTGAAGACTTGGCAAGACATGGCTACCCTAAGCGCTAACATTGTCACTGATACACCAAGCAATCACTAGCATCGTTAACATCACAAGCGGTCATCGTCGTATCGACAATCTCATAACTACTTGTTTCAACCAGTGCCGCGCAGCCTGGGTCACCACTACCACCACCGGCATAGGTCGAACCAGTGATCTGGATCTCCCCACTGCAATTGCCACCGACAATTTGGCCGGTGAGCTCGCAAGTCTCTCCACCACCAAACACAATAAAGTAGCTTCCCGTCACTCCAAGCTGTACGTCTCTAAGGTCGGCTGTAAAATCAACACTCGTAGCCGTCCACTCACTCTGAATGGTCTTAGTGCACTGAGCGGCACCGCCACCACCATCACCGTCTGAACCACAAGCTCCTAAAATTAATAACGATAAAAATAAAACTGTTTTTTTCATTGTTCACTCTCCTTGTATCTTTACTTTGTTTAAACAATCGAGCATCATCTCCCGACTCGTTGAGGTCTCCTCACAAAACCTAGCGTGTTCATTGACCAATTCTTTTTTTGCTTCAAGCACCATCGCTTTGTTGCGCTCATAGAGGCGATCCCTCTCTTTAGAGATCTCAGCAATCCTCGCGCTCTCTGCACGCTCAATGGTCCAGCGCTCATAAAGGCCCGGCAATTCAAAGCGCACAAAGTAAATCCCGCCAATTAAAAGGCTCATACTAAGCGCGATCTTTAAGGCCTCACTTGTCCAGTGCCCGGACTCAAGCCACCGCACTATTGGGTTTGTCTCTTTATGTTTTTCACTCATTTTTTTTGCTCCTGTTAATTATACTTATCGGATGATTCTCACCAAGGCTAAAGGCCTTAGGATTCACCTCGGGCTCTGGCCAGGGCTTTAATAGCGGATTCAATGATCGGTCCGATAACCGGATCGTCGGTGTGCTGATCGATACAAGACAGCGTTTCCACTAGGCTTGAATAAAGCTCCGGCGCACTGGCTATTAGATGGGCGTTTGCCTTAACCTCATCATCATAGGGTAATTTTGCTAACATTCTACGACCTCGCCCTTGATTCCATATCATGTAATATTTACCGCCAGGCATAGCTGGTTGGTTAGTCGAGCTAACTGACCAGGGGCCTTTAGTAAAGCTAGGGCTAGGCAATGCAAAACTATCATCAATTATCTGTTGGGTTTCTTCTGCTGTGAACCCTGTTGCTGGTGTGAATTTCTCTTTCTTATTTTTCATTTCTTACCTCCAGTCCTGAAATTTCATTTACAGGATATTCAACTAATAAACTCATAGCCGATATTTCTAATCCGTCTCTCCAATCAACCTCACTATAAGGCACCCAATCATCTGAGCGGTCTCGATTAATCTCTTCTAATATTTCTGGCACGGTTAATAAACGGATCTCTTTAAAATCGACGAGCTCTATTAAATATTTCTCTTTTTTATTATCCATGCTTCACCTCGCTATTGGCTGGAAATTCATTAGCGCAAGAGTCACAAAACACCTTGCCATTACTTGTTACCCACTGAGGGTCCCACACCACGGCGTTACAATGGGGGCAGTCGGCGGTCTCTAATTCTTTGCATAATTCGTTGGCCTCAATAGTCGAGGCCCGATCAATCTTTTTTCTATCGAGCTTTTCAAGTAACTCGTAAAACTCATCGGATGCCGCGCCACTACTAGCAAAGCAATCAATCGCGTGGACTGAATAACCGTGGTCCATTGCCACGCTCATTGAGCACGTGGATTGATCACAGCCACCATGCTCTGCCTCGAATAAGCCATCCAATTGCTCTAATATTGCTAATTCTTTTTTATTAAAATTTGGATACTTCTCTTTTTTATTTTTCATTGTTTACCTCACTTTTAATAAATCATTTTACAATCTGAACATTTCCAACGATCGGAAACTCCACCATACCAATTCAATACTTTTTTATAGAGCCAACCGCCGCAACGCCTACAGCGCATGCTTCACCTCTCTGTATTTATTAAAACTATTAAAGTGACTAAGCGCCTCGACCAGTGATGAAAAGTACTTTCCATACCCGCCGGATTTGTCCTTGAATAAGACTAAATATTTATTTGTTTCACTAAAACCACGTTTTAAGGTGACTTTGCATTTAATAGAACCACCGAACGGCCCACGGTCAATTATAATATCCATTGTCTTCACTTCACTCATTGTCTTCTCTCCTTAAATCACTTGAAACTTGGCCGCTTTATATTCAGCCATTACTTGTCCGGTTTTTTGGTCCACTATTTTTGCGCTGTTAAGATATGGAACGAAGCCCAAACCCTTGCTGATATGTTCATTCACTCCGCCGAGCTCCAGACTCCGATGGTAAGACTCAATCCAGTCTTGCAGTCGTTTTTCAGTCGCCTTGCCTTTCCATGACAAAGTGTAAGGTCCCCTGTTGTCTCTGCACTCAATACGATATTTAGGTGTTCTAATTTTTCCCATGTCTCTCTCTCCTGTTTTATTGGTTTTAAAAAATCCACTCAAGGCGGCACCACGAGACCTCGGAGCACTACTTCTTAGGTCCGATGGTGCCGGTTGAGGGGACCTTAAGCCGCCTCAATTAATTCAATAAACTTCTGCTTCACGTTTTCTGGTGTCCGCTGATTGTGTCTCCCATGGGTCTCGATTAATTCACAATCAGGGCTTAAGAAAAACGTATAGCCCTTAAAGTGGACAGCCTGATATCCGGCCCGACACCTCTCTTGATAAGACTTTGAACCTATACAATGAGACTGCTTACGGCCTTCGCATCTAAGGTCCTTATCGGTTTTAATCACCCGGAGCTCCTTAACCTTACTCTCAAGGCTTAAAAGTCTAGGGTGCACTGGAAAAGCTACCGGCTCTTTTGGTTGATAGTGTCGGCGCTTTTCTGCATCGATCAAGAGGGTGTGAATTTTGTCTAGTTCTAAGGTGGTGAGACTGTCGGGCTCTATCTTAAGACGCTTAATCTGCTTTAAAAGCCTCAAATATTCAGCACTATCACGGTCCGGTAACATCCCATTAAGATCATTAGTGAAACGATAAACCAACAGCGGGGTGATATCATGATAGGACTTGAAACCTAAGAGCTCTTTAATCCTGTCTATTTCCGGAGCATCTTTATCAGGCGTTGTGATATTAAATAGTCGCTTAAGCCCCTGAATATCGACCTTACCGTTTGGCTTTGTAAAGTACTTAGCCTCAAAAGACTGAATAGACTCAACTCTAGACTTATCAATATCACCATCATAAGGACAAACCCTTAGCTCCATTAGGCTCTTTTGCTTGTGTGGCACCGGGGCTTTGTCTAAATATTGGTCTCGGATACGTCTTAAGTCCTTAATCTGAAACCAATGATCACGGATCTCGCCGCGTCTTTTAATATTGGTTCTCTTCCAAGACCCTTTTTTTCTGATAGCCTGGATCAAGTCCTTAACCGACTGTTGGTGCTCTTTAATCGATGCATCGATAACCGTATCAATACCCTCGCCAAAGTGTGTTAAGGTGTTATTGATTAAAACATCGACCTTAATACCGAGACGCTTTAAGATATACCGACAGTCCGATTGGTGAGTTGAGGTGGAACTACTATAACTAGTGTTATTAAAGTAGACGTTGCCGACTGAATCGGTGGCCACAAACTTCCACCACTGAAAACTCCACGCCTCAATGGATTTTAAATCATCACTTAAGATCATATACCGGTTGCCGGCTACGTATTTATTAATAGCTGTTCGTAGTTTCATAATAGTGCTCCTTGTTTAGTTAAGTCCATTCAAGACGGAGCTCCGCTTAAAGAGCTCCGGTTCAATGGAGCCTGTTTAGCTGTCACTGACCTCAACAGTGCAAGTTAAGCAGTCACCGGCGAGGCCTTTTAAATCACAACGCTCGAATGTTGTTTCCGTTTCGCTCGGGCAGTAGACATGGAAGACAGGGCCATAAGCCTCAATCGCATCATCAATCGCTTTAATGTCTTCAGGCTCAAGGCCCGACTCATCTGCATTCACTAGAGCGCAAACTAAATATTGGCAAATTTTCAGTTCAATTTGTTTTGTATTTTTCATATCAACACCTCACTTATTATTAAGTCCACTCACCCAGACCCACCAAAGCAGTGGGTCAAGTCAATGGACCTTAATCGTTAAGATCAATGAGGATATCAGCGCTTAAGTTCTCAGCCTCAAAAACGCGATCGTCGGTTGAAGGAAGTACCACCGGCTCAGCTTTGTGAGTCGAATAATCGCCGGTAGACATGGTAAGAACCACGGCCTCATAGGCCTCAGTGGTGAGAAGGGTTGACTCGAAATTATCTGAAGTAAGTTTGATTAAAATCATTCAGTGCTCCTTGGTTTGGTATGAGCTTTTACTCATATGAGTAATTACTAATGCACTCACCATGCCAAAAGTGATTTCAATAACTTAAGGCGCTTAGTGTGAAATTAATACGTCATCATGGTTGTCGAACGACTGTATTGTTGTGTTGCAAGTGGAAGAGAAGACTCACCTTTTATTGGATCGTAAAAATTATGTACAGTGTAAGAAAAATGTACACTATTGTTTGGATTTGGGATATACTGGTTGGTTTGCTGAATCGGTGGGTGGAAATTGCAAGCGGCAACGGCACCGGACCCCTATTTTTCCAATATACATAGACAGCGATGGAGCTAATGTAATCAGAATAGCTACTCAATGTTTAGTGATATCAAGACCTTGGACCTAGACCTTACTTGGCACTGGCCCTTGAGACACACGAGGAGCTCAGATCAAGGCTCAGATCGAACCTGTTTCAAT